AAGGAAGAAGAAGTAGGGGTATGTGTATTATTGAATCTTTGATTAGGGAAGGTTAAAGGAAGAGTCAGCAAAGGGAAAGACAGGAAGAGGAAAGAAAGAAAAAAGAAACAATACCAAGTAACATTACAATTAGTGTAGGAGGTATGAATTTTACATTTGCAGGTAATACAACAGGAGATAAAGAAAGCATTATTGCAACAATAAGACAGCAAATGCCAGAAATAGCAAATGAAGTAGCAGAAACTATTGCAAAAGAGTTACAGAAGCTATTGCCAAATATGAAAGCAAATGTTATATAGAAATAATGAATGCACTCTTTGTAGAGTGTCTTTTTCATTAATAAATAATTATAAAATAAAAAGGAGTGGAACAATATGAATTATTTTGGAGCAAGTATTAATACATCTTCTGTAGTTGCAGAAACAGCAGGAGAAACAATAGAAAATGGTGCTTTTTGTGCTGTAAAGTATGATGAAAATGGTGCTGTAGTGTTATGTAGTACAGCAGGAGAAATGGTAGCAGGAATATTGTTACCAGAAACAACACAAAAACTATCTGCTGGAGATGATGTCACAGTACAGATAAAAGATATTGGATATTGCAAAGCTGGTGCAGAAATCAAAAAAGGGCAAGAAGTGATGACAGATACACAAGGCAGAGTGATACCAGCAACTGCTGGTAAATTTGTAATAGGCTATGCTATGGCAAATGCAACAGCAGAAGACGAAGTAATACAAGTAGATATTAGAAAATGTGGTTATAAAGCTTAACTTTTTGAAAAAAAGAAAGTGAAAAAACTTACAGAGTTTGAGACAGAATTTAGATGTTTTAAAAGGAGGATATGAAATGAAACTAACACCAGATAAAATAGCAAAAGAAATCGCAACAGGAAATTGGAAGCCAAATATGTATTTAACAAATATGTCTATAGCATACTTACAAAAACCAGAAAATGTAGCAAAAGGTTTGCGTCTGTTTCCAAGAGTGCCTGTTCCAACAGCAACAGGACATTATTACAAATATGATAAGGCAACACTTGCAAGAGATGATGTGAAAAGAAAACCAGCTTTTGGAAAAGTAGAACCTTCTATTATGGGAAATGATGAAGATACCTACAGTTGCAAAGTAGACCAGATTATTATGGGAATAGACCAGATTACAGCATTGAATTATACAAGAGCAGGCGTAGTTGGAATGATAGACCCTAGAAAAGCAAAAACCATTGCAGCAACAGAAAAAATGAATACCCATTTAGATGTGATGTTTTCTAAAGCATTTTTTAAAGCAGGTGTATGGCAAAATGAATTAGAAGGAGTAACTACAACACCTACAGCAAAACAGTTTTATCAGTTTGACAATGACAATGCAGACCCTATACAGTTGTTTGATAGTCTTTGTGTTCAGATACAAAGAGAAGGTAGAAGAAAACCTAATAAATTGGCATTAGGGGTAGACACTTTTACAGCACTGAAATCAAATGCTATGATATTGGAAAGAGTAAAATTTGGAGGAAGTACATTAAATCCTGCTACAGTAAATGAGAGAGCATTAGCGGAACTATTCGGATTGAATGAGGTTGTGGTATTGGATAGTTCTTATAATACAGCACCTTTAGGAGCAGAACCTAATATGGAATTTATATGTGATGCCAAAGGAGCGTTATTATTATATGCACCAGACACACCACACATTGACGAGCCATCAGCAGGATATACATTTAGCTGGGACGCTCTCGGAAATGGTCAGCCAGTAGTATTTAGTCATTTTCAAGGAGAAAGTGGTACACATACTGAATTTATAGAAGGTATTTGTGCCTATGATATGAAAAAGACAGGTGACGATATGGCATTTTATTTAAAAGATTGTGTTAGCTAGGAGTGAGTATTGATGAAAAAATATATTGCACAAAAAGCAATGAGATTTGATAAAAGTTATCAAAAAGGAGAAGAAATACCAGAAAGTGTCATTGACAAAGATATGATAAATAAATTGTTAAGATGTGGTGTATTGGCAGTAACAGAAGTAGCAGAAATAAGCCAAATTTCAGAGGAAGAACAGCAAGAAGAAACAAGTGAGATTACAGAAGAGCAACAACCAGAAATATCACTACAAACAAAAGAACAATTACTACAATATAAAAAGGAAGAATTAGAGCAAATGGCAGAACAAAAAGGAATAGAAGTCAAGCAGAGTATGACAAAAGCAGATATTGTAGAACTGCTGTTACAAGAGGAATGATGTGATATGGCAAAAACATACAGTTATTGTCCAGAAAATATTACAGAAAACGGCATTGACAAAATGCGTTTTGAATTAGGCGATACTATGATAGAAGGCGGTGCTGACACTTGTGTGCTTTGTGATGAAGAATATGCAGCGATATTGGCACAATGTAAAACATGGCAGAAGGCAAAAATAGAATGTTTAAAAGCTATTGTGATGAAATTGTGTTATGAAGTAGATTATAAAGTAAGTGATATGAGTTTGAGCCTTTCTGACAGATACAAACATTTTAAATCTATGCTAGATGAATTAGAAAAAAAACAACAGGCAAGTGCTTTTGTATCAAAAAATACTACTGCAAATGAAACAAAACCATATTTCTATTTAGGTATGCAGCAAAATCCGAAGGCGTGGTGATAGTATGATATTGTTTAGACCAGGACAGCAGTTAAAAGCATTTTCTGTTTACAGAAAAAAAGCACAAACAGATGAAAGAGGGCGAGTGATATATGACAATGAAAATTTGGAATATATCACAGAAATCAAAGGCTCTCTTTCCGCTATCAGCCAAAAAGAAAAATATAAGTGGAAACAAGTAGAACATACTGCAAGTCATACTGTTGTAGTGAGAGGAACAACAGAAGTACAGCCAGAAGATATATTAGTGCACAATGGGCAAAGGTATGATGTAGAAAGTGTAGAAGAACCTGGAGAAGTAGGTATATTTACAATATTATATTGTAATAATAGGAAATTTTTTTAATACTTCGTATGAAAAACCGTTCGCACTTTGACATTACAGTTGCTCCTGTGTTACTTTGTCAACACTTGGTCGCAACTTTCATAAGCGTCAAATATACTCACTAATTAAGAAAGGGTTAGGAAAATATGGGGGACTACAAACAGGCAATGAATGAAATTGATGTGATTGTAAACAAAACAGTAGAAGAAATAGAACAAAAAGCAAGACAAAGAGGATATGAGGCAGCAAATGTGTTGACAAATGAAGTGAAAAAAGTGCTTTCTGGGCAGCGTTCAGGACGTGTTTACAAAGTCAATAAAACAAGTGGAAAACCTCAAAACTCTAAAAAAGGTAGAAGAAAATCTAAAAAAGGAGGTGTGGTATATACCGCTTCTGCACCTGGTGAGCCTCCAGCATTGCGATTTGGTACATTACAAAAATCTTTTAAAAGGCGTACTTATGGAAATAAAATAGGAAGCAATTTATTAATACACGCTATTACAGAAAGTGATTTACAGGTAAATGGTTATTTGTTAGGAGATTTGCTTGAAAACGGCACAGAAAGGATTTCTCCAAGACCATTTAAACAAAAAACAATAGAGGCTGCACTCCCTAAAGTAATACAAATATTCCAAAAACAATATCGAATTTCTAAAGGTTGATGAATATGATAGAAACGTTATTTTATGAAGTTTTAAAACAAAGTGAAGTATTGAAAAAAGAATTAGCTAGTTATGCAAAACAACCAGCAATATTTTATCAAATGTTGCCTCATGATATGATGGAAAATTGGAAAGACAAGTGTTCTTTTCCTAGAATGGTATACAACATAGAATGGAGGTATCATGCAGAAAGAAAAACAGACGGCATTATGGCAATAGATATTTATTGCACAAATGAAAATAAAAAAGCTCCAGAAGACATAGCAAAAGAAGTGGTTGCAATGTTTGAGGGGCTTTTTTTGACAGAAAAAACAGAGAGTTATTGTGCAGTATGGGATAGAACGGACAGCTTTGAAACAGAAGAAACAGAACCTGTTGTGTTTGGTGCAAGAGTGTATTTTGATGTGTATCGCTTTTCAAAACAAGAGGGCATTTCTCCTTGTCCCGTTTGGGCTATGAATACGTTTATAAAAGAGTATCAGCCAAACTGTATATTATTAGGACACGATGAAGTCAATCAAAAGCTGTATGCTACTGCAAAAAATCCTATTGTATTTGTAAAAAAAGAAAGTAGTAAAAATATGAAAACAAGCTATGCTATGGCGTGGCTGGAAGAAGTATTAAATATAGTAGTGTTTTCTTCTAATGTGGAAGAAACAAGAAAGTGGATTACTGCAATATACAGAGATATTGCGATAGAAGGAGAAACGGTTATGCAAAACGGCTCTCCTTTTTTGGTTATGGGATTGCAAGAAAGTACAGAAAATCAGCCTTTTATGGGGCAGATTACTGTAATAGGACAATACGGCATACTAAGAAAAGAGCCAGAAAAAACAAAATTAAACCACGCCACATTTCAAGAAAGGAGTGTAAAAAATGGATAAAAAAGAAATAGAACAGAAAAATGAAAAAGAAAAAGAGATAGAGTTAAAAAAAGAAGAAACAAAAAGCAAACCAAAGCAAGAAATAAAAAAACAAGAATATAGCGTTGAGGAATTTGTACAACAAGCAGAGCAATTATTTCAAACAAAACCAGAGTGTGTCATTGCAGCTTTTCAAATAGCTGGTGTGAAGCAGGCAACACAAGAACAAGCAAAAAAAATAGTAAAGTCATTTTTAGAAATGGAGGTGTAATAAAATGGGAATATTTTTTACAGTAGGAGAAAGTAAAAAACGTCCTGGTGTATATCAAAGATATGAAAATGTAGGTGGTGTATCTATTGCAGGAGCAACAGATGGTATTGTAGCTTGTTGTATTCGCTCTAATTGGGGAGAGAGAAATAAAGTACATACATTTGAGAGCATAGAGCAAGCGATAGCAGTATTAGGAAATGGTGGAGAAAATGGTACAGTATCTCTTTTAACTGAAATATTTACAGGAGGAGCAAAAAAAGTATATTGTGTTAGATTAGGTTCAGGAGGCACAAAGGGACAAACAATACTTTTAGATGCAGAAAGTGCTGAAGCGGTTACTATGACAGCAAAAAGTGAAGGGGATAGACAGTTAAGTTACATTGTAAGAAATGTATTAGGAGAAGAAAATACAAAAGAATTTATTGTATTAGAGGGCACTATAGAATTAGAAAGAATAGTGTTTGATACTACAGAAAATGAAATTGAAAACTTTATACAATCTACCAAAAAATCAAACTATTTTGTATTTTCAAAAGTAGAACAATATCAAGGCAATGCAGCATTAGCAGAAGTGGGACAAACAGATTTTCTATGCGGCACAAATCCCACTATTACGAATGCAGACTATTCTAATGCTTTTACATTGTTAGAACCTTATGTGTTTAATGCTATTTGTATTGATACAGAAAGTGTTGCAGTGCATACCCTTTTGACAGCATTTATACAAAAAATATACAATGATGGGAATATATTGCCTTTTGCAGTGATTGCAGAAAGTACCAGTGTACCGTTTGAAACAAGACTAGCACACGCAAAAGCGATAAATGCTTACAATGTGATATATGTAGGAGGCGGTGCAATAGATACATTAGGACAGCCATTAGAAGGAGTGAGAGCAGCAGCAAGAGTTGCAGCAATGGTAGCTTCTACTGCTTGTAATCAAAGTTTGACACATAAAGTCGTAACAGGTATGACAGATGTGCTTGAAATGCTCACAAACAGCCAATATGAACAAAGTATTGACGCTGGTATGTTGACATTTAGCACTTCTTCTAGTGGTAATGTGTGGATAGAAAGTGCTATTACGACACTCAATATGCCTCAAGGGGAGGAAGATGAAGGTTGGAAAAAAATTAAAAGAACAAAAATCAGAAAAGAACTTATGAATAGGGCTTCTGCAACAGTAGAACCACTTATTGGTAATATCAATAATGATGGTGATGGCAGAGCAACAGTAATGATAGCAATAGGGAATTTACTTTCTCTTATGCACACAGAAGAGAAACTCTTAGAAGGCGGATATATTGAAATAGATAAAAACAATTTACCACAAGTAGATAGTGCTTGGTTTAATATTTATGCAGATGATATTGATAGCTTGGAGAAAATTTATTTTGTATATAAATTCAGATATTCTCCAAATTTATAAAACAATAAAAAATAAAGTAAGGAAGTGAATGGATTATGTTAAATCAGCAATCTATATTAGATGTTACAAAGCTGATGACAGGAAAAGATGGACAGCTTTTTGTAACACAGAAAGACGGCACACAGTTGTTTCTGGCAGAAGTAGATACTTTTACAGCACAATTGTCACAAAACAATGTAGACTATCAACCAGTAGGTTCTGCATTGGTGTATGGTGTGCCTAGCGGTTACAGTATTACGCTAACACTCACAGAAGCAGTAGTAAGAGAGGGGGTATTGATTGAAAAATTACTTGATGATATTAAACTGGGATATTTTCCTACATTTGATTTTCAGGGAAAATTGAGAAGACGTGACGGACAATCTTCCAGACAAATTTATAGAAACTGTTTGCCAGATGGTACAGTGGACTTGATGAATTTAACACCAGGTGACATCATCAAAAGAAGCTGGAGTTTTAGAGTAAATGCGATACCAGAATATTTAGAAGGTTTTAGATATGATATAGAATGATAAAAAATAATAAAAAATTGTTGTAATTTACAAATAGTCTGGCTCTTTGTCAATAGTTGGGGTAAAAAATCCTCAAAAAAGAAAAAAATGATTGTTATTATTGCTATAGCAGTATTGTTAGTAT